TGATGTGGATGCATAGAAGACCCTGCTCTCCCGAAAATGTTTAGGTGACGGAGGGCAGGGTAAATACTCAATACGAAAAAAATGAACGACAACGAACCACCAACCAACCGACCACAGGACGGACGCGTCTGCGACTGCGAAGATGCACCATGCTGCGGACACTATGAACTATGAAAGACATCACGAAAAACAAACACGGCGGGAACGCGGAATCGACCGCGGCATACGAAACAATCACGCACACCCTCGCAAATCGCCAGAATGACGTGCTGAGCGCGTTTTTGAGCCATCCTAGTGGGATGACAAGCAAAGAGGTGGCAGAGTGGCTAGAATCGCCTCTCAACGCTATTTCTGGGCGTATCAGCGAACTGAAGGCGATGGGCAAGATCCAGCAGGTCGGGCGCAGGGACGGATGCGGGGTTTATGTGGCCGTGTTTTAACGCTTGCCATCGCCTACGGATTGAGCTAATATGCTTGCATGACTACCACCGCAGTGAGAACCATCGTAGAGACTTTGCAGAGCCTAGGAATAGGCATGGCAGAGGCTCGAATCTTTGTGCATGTCAACAAGACTACCATCACGCAATCAGCAGCACGTGCAGGCACAACCAAGGAGTTCGCGCAGAACAAACTGAAAGTGCTACGCCGCAAGGGACTGATTCAGATCGACAGCACGACGAAGCCAGCGACCTATTCCCACACTGCCGCCGGTCGTAAAGCCATGGCGACAATCCAGAACGCGCAATGAACTCATTCCTGCAAGCTATCGAGAACCTATCACGGCGCAAAGTTACGCCGTCGTGGTTCCGTTGGCGCGAATGGGCAGCGATGGCACCAGCGATCAGAAACCGCTCGTTTTTCTCAGCGACGATCACCAGCGCCAAGGTGCTGAACCGGATGCGCAACATGCTGCTCGATTGGCAGGCAGAAGCCACCGAGGAAGTCGTCAACGTCAACACTGGTCAGATCACGACCGTTTACAAGGAAACAGGCTTGGCAAAGTTCCGCGAGAAATCAGCGGAGTTCCTAATTCAGGAGGGACTTGCGACGCCGGAGGACTACCAAGACCAGCGGATCACGAACGTGATTTCCAACAGTCGCTTGCAACTGATTTACAATACCAACTTAGAGCAAGCATCGACGTTCGCGCAGTGGCAAGGCAGGATGCGCAATGAAGGTTGGCTGAATCTCAACCCTGCGGCGCGATTCGTTCGCAGACCCGGCGCTCGCATCAAGCGGCAACGTCACGTTGAAGCCGAGGGAGATGTGAGGCGTTGGGATGACTTCGCATACTGGCAGTTCCAGAACGCTGCTGACATTGGCGGATTCGATGTGCCATGGGGACCATTCGGCTTTAACTCATACATGACCCAAGAGCCAGTCAAACGAGCCGAAGCCGAGCGGCGCGGTCTAGTCAGAAAAGGCGAGCAAGTCAAAGCGCCTAGCGTCTCACAGTTCGGCGTTGACCTAGGCAAGCAGTTTAACAGCGGAGTCGAGGCACAGATCGACGACGTAACGCCAGAACTGCAAGCAGAGGCAAGGCAAACGATCATCGACAGGCTTGGACCACAGGCAATCGGAGCAGATGGACGACCGACGCTGGATGCGTTGAAGCAGGCGCTTAGGATGTGATACACTAATTTTAATAACCCATGAAAACACGTCAAGGCAAAAAAACGGCACCATTAGAAGATCAAGGTGAAGAACTTTCTGAGAACCATAAAAAGGTCATGGAAGTCATTAGGCTTGTCGAGTCTGGAATGACCGAGAGATCAGCTTGCATGAAAGCAGGAATCAACAGAATGACGTTCAGATCGACAGCTTTGCGCATGAAGGTAGAAGACCACTACGCGCGCGCATTAGCGGCATTGGCAGAGAATCAGGTGGCTTTACTCGAAACAGCAATCGACGACATGCGCGATGGCAAAATCGACGCGCAAATGGCGAAGGTCGAGATCGACGCTCGCAAATGGTTTGCGTCCAAGTTCCTACCTAAGCGATACGGCGAGAAGATCACTCAAGAAATCAGTGGACCAGACGGTTCCCCGATCACTCAAGCGAGCGTTTCACTCTCACCAGAGCAAGAGAGCAATCTCGCTGCACTGGTTGAACTAGCCAAGGTCAAAGCGAAGAAATGACTCCGACCGAGTTCTGTGTCCGCGTTCTAGGCATCGTGCCATATCTCTGGCAGTGCGAGGCTATGGAATCGGTAGCGATGGAGCAGCCGACCAGCGTGGTCGCAGCAAACGGCAGCGGCAAGACGGCAAGGCTCGTTGCACCGCTCGTTCTCTGGTTCTTGCATGAGTTCCCACGCGGCCAGTGCATCTTCACAAGCGGATCGTGGATGCAGATCGAGAAGCAGCTATGGGGCGCAGTCAAAGTCTACCAGCACCGCTTTCCGCATTGGCGCTTTATGGCCGAGGAACTACGCACGCCAGAAGGCGGCTATGCGTTCGGATTCTCGACTGACAATCCCGGCAGGGCAGAAGGACACCACCCGAAGATCGGCGGAGACGTTGATCCAGTGTTCCTCATCATTGACGAGGCGAAGACCGTGCCAGACTGCATCTTCGAGGCGTTCGACCGATGCACGCGCAAGTTCGAGCTTTGGGTATCATCGCCGGGAGCGCCGCGAGGTCAGTTCTACGATTCATTCCACAAGAACGCGAGCCTCTACAAGACGATCCGCGTGCCGTCCACTGACTGCGCACACATCAGTGCAGAGAAGCGTGAGCTTGATCGCATCAAATACGGCGAGAGTCATCCGCTGTATCGGTCCAAGCATCTCGCTGAGTTTACTGAGGACTTCGACCGGCTTGTGCTAGCGCCTGACCTGCTGCGCAATGCACTAGACATCCAACCAAAGCCAGCGCCATTCGGTGAGGTCGTGGCTTTCTGTGACTTCGCGGCAGGACGAGATGAGAACGTGCTGGCGATCCGCCGTGGCAATCACGCACGCATCGTGAAGGCATGGCAGGAACGCGACACCGTGCAGGCGGCACGCGAGTTCATACGAATGTTTGAGGCGGAAGGGCTAAGGGCAGGGCAGGTCTGGGGCGATGCTGACGGACTTGGCACTGGATTCTGCGATCAGTTCGCTGAGATGGGCTGGCACATCAATCGTTTCCACGGTGGGCAGACGGCCAGCGAAAAGGACGAATACGCAAATCTGATCGCGCAGGTCTGGCACGTTGCCAGTCGCGAACTAGAGCGCGGCAGGATCCACGTCGGAGAGATTGATCCGATGACCTTCTCACAGATCACGACGCGGAAAAGCGAATGGAATGAGACAGGCAAGCTGAGAGTCGAGAGCAAGGAGAAGATGGCAGCTAAGGGCATGAAGTCACCCGACCGAGCGGATGCGCTTCTGGCCTGTATTGCGCTAGGCAGCAGGATCACTGGAGCTATGACCGCAGCGGCATCAGTCAGCACATCGCGGAACACGTTCGCTAGTCGAACGGTCAAAGGATTTAATGCCTTTTGATTTTGCGCTTGCTATCACGGTCAATCCGTGATATTGCGAACAGCACCATGACCGAAGCCGACAGAAGAGGAATCGTTGCACCATTGCCAGCGTCTTACCGCACGCAGGACTATGACCTTGCCAACGTAACGCCGGAACAAGTGCGCAGCATCCTACGGAATGTTCGGACTGGCAAGCTAGAGGATCAAGATCGACTGTTCCGCATGATGGTGGATTCGTGGTCACGACTGCGCAAGTGCATCAACGAAATCGCAGGCAACGTAACTTCTCTCGAAGTTGAGATCAAGCCGGGCATTCGCGAAGGCGCTGAAGAGCCAACACCACAGGCGCTTCAGATGTATGAGACGGTCGAACGAGCGCTTGAATCTTACGCGCCTCGTCCAAGTCACTGGGAGCTAGATACCAAGGGAATGATGAGGGCGCTCATCGACGCATACGCTAAGGGTATCAGCGTCGTAGAAATCATCTGGCATGTGCAGAACGGCATCGTATCACCTCGATGCTACGCTCCAGTGCCTGCGAAATATCTTGCCTACCCATCGAACTCGAATGAGATCGACCGATTGATGATGGCACCGAAGGGAGTCAACTATGAGACGTTGCAAGACTTTCCGCCTGATAAGTTCCTCATCGCTATCTGGCAGCAGGGCGGATGCCATCCGATTCATTCTGCTAACCTTCGCGCTCTCACTAAGTTCTGGCTAGGCGCGATCTATGGGCTTGGCTGGTTCATGCAATACTCTCAGCTCTATTCGATACCATGGCGGCACGCTGAGACAGACGGCAGCGACGAGGCGATGGAGAAGGCGCAGGAGATGCTGGAGAATATCGGGACGAGCGGCTACGCAGTCACCGGTCCGGGCGTTAAGTTCTCTATCATGGACGGCATCAAGGGAGGCGAATCGCTTCCGCAGGTGGCGCTCATGAACGAATCCGACAAGGCGTGTGACATTCTCATGCTTGGCCAGACGCTCACCACAGACGTAGGCAGCAGCGGCAGCCGTGCGCTTGGCGACGTTCACGCTACGGTTCGCGCTGACATTCTGCAAGCAGTAGCGACGTGGATTGGTCAGGTAATCACCACGCAGTTGATCCCTGCTATCGTTCGCATGAACTACGGCGATGGGATCGCAAGCGAGGACATGCCTTACGCGCAGATCGTCATTCCGAAGCCGAAGGATGAGAAGGCAATCGCGGAACGCATCAAGATCGTCACAAAGGACATCGGCGTGCCAATCTCGAACAAGTGGATTTACGATGAACTCGACATTCCAGAGCCACAAGAAGGCGAGGCGCTTTTCGGTGAGATCGAGGATCCGCTTCCATTGTTGCCAGAGATCGCTCAAGCAGCACGCGCTGACATTGACCTGCGTCCGACCGAAGACATGGCGAAGGCAGCGCAAGATGCTCTGGAGATCCGCAGACAGAAGCCAGCAAGTCAGCGAGGGATGACAGCCGTAGGGATCGCACGCGCTCGCGACATCGCAAACCGCTCTGAGCTTTCGCCTGATACCATCAAGCGCATGGTATCGTTTTTCGCACGTCACGAAGTCGACAAGAAGGGCGAGACATGGGGCGAGAAGGGAAAAGGCTGGCAAGCATGGAACGGATGGGGCGGCGATCCCGGTAGAGAGTGGGCAAACGCAAAGTTGAAGCAACTCGAAAATGACCAATGAGGAACTGCGAGAAGTAGCTGGGCAATGGCTCGCGCCGGTGGATCAGGTCTTCGCTGATCTGATCGACAAAAGCTATCACATGACCGATGGCGCTTTTCAAATCGAGGTGCAGAAGGTCATCGACCGCATACCGCAGATGTTCTATGAGCTGGACAAGCGAGCGTTTGAAACGTCGCTTGAAAACGAGATCGGAGCGGCAATCGTCAAATCACTAGAACGCGAGCTATGAAAGTTCAGATCACCACAAGCGGCATTGATCCGGTTAAGGCGACTCTCATCAGGGCGCAATCCACATCAGTGCGCAAGATAGCAGTTTACGAAGGCGCTCAATATGCTCTGGAGGAAGTAAAGAAATACTACGCCATGGGTGGATCGGCGCTATGGGAAAACCCATCGTTGCCAACGCACGGCGCAGGACGTAAGAAAACGCAATGGTGGCGCAAAGTCGAAGGTAGTTGGACGATCATGGGTGCAACTGGGTCAGGCGTTACACTGCGCAGCAGAGATGTTGACGGATTCGCTCACAAAGTAACAGGCGGAACGATCAGGGCAACGCGCAAGAAGTTCCTTACGATCCCGATCATTCCTCAGGCGCACGGATTATCAGCAGCGACATACAGCAACACGATTTCCAAACTGTTCGCTGTTAAAGGCGTGCTAGCGCAGGCAGACAAGAACTCGCAGACTGGCATCAAGCCGGTATTCGTGCTGAAGAAAGCAGTCACGCACAAG